GCCACATTTTTATGGTGGCAATTCCGATTGGAAAAGTACGATATATAACAAATTGTTAAAAATTTAACAAATGCCGAGGAGACCAGTACCTCAAGAATTAAAAAAGAAAAGGGGAACGGCGCGCAAGGATAGGGCGCCGGAGAACCCCGTAAAGATTACAAACGCTAAGCCCGCGAAGACTACCCCCAGCTTTTTAAAGGCAAAGGGTAAGATGATGTACGAGCGTAGCGTAGGGCACCTGCATAGTATGGGGCTTTTGTCTACGGTAGACGACACCAGCCTAGAGCTCTTAGCTATGGCTTATCAAGAATGGTACAGCGCAGAGCTCAAGCTTATGAAAGAAGGCCGTATATATGAAACCTTCGCAGCTAACGGGGCTAAGGTTCTAAAGCCGCACCCGGCCGCAGCTCAAAGCGCGGACGCGTGGCGGCGTATTAGAATGATGCTAATAGAATTCGGGCTCACGCCCGCGAGTAGATCTAAGCTAGAGCGACCGGAAGGCCGCACCCTAGATATAGACGACATTATAGAAATGTAACCAATGTACGACCCACACAAAGCAGAGCGCGTTATAAAGTTTATAGAGCGAATTACAACCCACGTAAAAGGAGAGCTAGCACGTCAGCCCTTTAAGCTAGAGCCCTTCCAAAAGGAAGTTATAAGCGATATATTCGGTAACGTAAACGAGGACGGCCTGCGGATTACCCGCGAGGCCTTCCTCTTTTGGCCGCGTAAGAATGGTAAAACCAACTTCTTAGCAGCTCTAGGTCTTTACTTATTGGTAAGCGATAACGAACCCGGCGCAGAAATTATAGTATGTGCAGCGGATCGCGGGCAGGCTGGAATGATTCACGAAATACAAAAGCAAATGGTACTCCAGTCGCCTTTACTTATGGAGAAGGTAAAGGTATACCGTAATAGCATCGTAGCTAAAGACGGCAGCTTTATACAAGCGCGAAGCGCTGACGCCGACACGGCCCACGGGTATAACGCTCACGCGGTACTATTTGACGAGCTGCACAGCCAGCCAAATAGAGAGCTTTACGACGTAATGAAGACAGCGAGCGGAGCGAGAAGGCAGCCGCTCTTTTTTAGTATTTCTACAGCTGGAAGTAATAAGGAAAGTATATGCTACGAGGTTTACGACTACGCTAAAAAAGTAAGGGACGGTATTATAGAAGATCCGACCTTTTACCCGCATATCTACGAAGCTGGGGAGGACGACGATATACTTAGCCCGGAGACCTGGCGCAAGGCTAACCCCGGCTACGGCGTAACGATAAAAGAGGACTATATACTAGCGCAAGCTCAAAAGGCTAAAGCTTTAGTAACTTATGAGAATACTTTTAGACGCTTACACCTTAACCAATGGACGACGAGCGAGGTACGCTGGGTTAGCGACGAGGACTTTATGAGCTGCGCGGAAAGCTACGAGCTTGCAGACCTTCAAGATAGGGACTGCTACGCGGGGCTAGATTTGGCGAGTACTGAGGATTTAACGGCTTTCGTTTTGATCTTCCCGCCAATATATGAAGGCGAACCTTTTAAGACGGTAGTCTATAGCTGGGTAACTGAAGCCGCAGTAAGTAGAAGGCAGGGTAAAAGCGGAGCGGACTATAATAAATTCATAGCTAAAGGCGAGCTAACGGTAACACCGGGCAACGTAACCGACTATAAATATATTAGCGAGGCTATCTACGAAGCTGCAGAGATGTTTAATATAAAGGCGATAGCTTACGACCGCTGGAACAGTAGCAGCTTAATAGCGGAGCTTGCAGAGGAGGGCCTACCGGTAGAGCCTTACGGCCAGGGTTTCGCAAGTATGAGCCCTGCGGTTAAGCAGCTCGAAATATGGATAAGAAGCAACCAAATAGCGCACACGGGAAACAACCTACTAAGGTGGTGCGTAAGTAATGTGCAAGCTAAAACGGATCCGGCAGGAAATTTAAAGTTTGATAAAAGCAAAAGCTCCGATAAGATTGACGTCGCGCAAGCTTGGGCCATAGCTGTAGGTATATGGTTAGCGAAGCATAGAAACGACGACGACGGCAGTATATACGAGGATAGGGACTTAATTATACTGTAATGAGTGTAGAAGAAGCTAAAGAGCTAACTTTTTTTTTAATAAATAAAAATATTCACGCTTGGCCCCAGCTCAGTAAGGGCGGGGCCTGCGTAAATATTTTAGTAGAAGGTGAATGCTACCAACTAAATAAAAATGAAAATTTTTACGGGAAAGTTTGCACGGAAAGAAAATAGCCGTATATTTACACCAGTAATAACAACAAAGGCAAACAAAATGACTGCAACTAAAACTTACAAAGGCGAATACCAAGTAAAGCACAACGGCCAAATCTTCACTATTCAAAATATGGAAACTTGTAGCGTTGATGCTTGGAACGGCGGCAAAGATGAAAAGTGGCACATCTACAATGATACTACTAATGATTTTGTAGCAGCGGTAGGAACGAAGAAATATGCTTTAACAATCATAAGCAGACAAGGATAAAAAGTAATGCAAGACTGGCAAAAGCAGATACTATATAAAGAGCGCTTTATGAAGATAAAGAGAGTAATACAATACGCCGGCGCTGAGATCTTAGAGACTCAGCCTGGCTTATTTACCGCCCTCCCGAATACACCGAGCTTCTACGGAAGCCGCAAGTTTAACAGCTTAGAAAAAGCTAAATTTTATTTAAAGCAATGGCAAAGAAAGTAATGACACCCGAAGACAAAGAAAACCGCAATATAGCTCTAGCGCTTGGCGTTGGCTTATTAGGCTTTCCAATATTAACCCTAGTATTTAAGCTGTTCGCTTTTGTACAGTTTATCGCTTTTGGTTATGTTAGCTAATGACGTAGAGTACTACTGCCAAAGCTGCGGAACGTATACCGCAAGCTTAAGTAATATAACGGCGCTGCAAATTTGCGAGCCTTGCGCCGCAGGGAATGACTTAGAACAAGAGGATACTATTTTATTTATATGAGGATTATTTTAGTAGAGCATAAGAGCTCTAGAAGGGTAGAAGGTTATAGAACACTTACGAAAGCTTGTAAGGCCTTAGACATCAATTACAGTACTATTACGAAGATTATAAACGGCAACTGTAACTACTACGAGAACGAACGTATAAAGCTTACGCGTCTTCCTATACAATAAAAAAGCTAACTAAGCAAGGAAATAAAAAACTTTTTTGTATATTTGCCTAAAGTATATACTCTAGGCTTTGGCAGAAAATAATAATAGCGGGCTATTTGCTCGCCTTTTTAGAAGCTCCCCGGAAAACCCCAGTACGAGTTTAAGTAACCCGGCTGCGTGGCTTACGGGGCTTTTCGGTACTAGTAAAACGGGAGTACAAGTAAGCGAAGATAACGCGCTTACTTTTAGCGCTGTTTATGCAGCTGTAAGGATCATTAGCGAAACTATAGCTAGTATACCTCTAAACGTCTACCAAGCAGACGGGGAAACCCGCGTAAAAGCTGTAGGCCATCCAGTACAAGACCTTTTAGCGAAAGCTCCTAACAGCGTAAGCTCTACCTTCACTTTCCGCGAGGCTATGGCCTCTAATTTAGTACTACACGGTAACGCCTACGCTAAAATAGAGATGAACGCAGCAGGACGCCCTACGGCGCTTATACCTTTGAACCCTATGAAGGTCGAGGTAAAAGTAGTAGACGGCGAAAAAGTTTACGTCTTCGACGAAAAGCACACCTACCTAGATTACGAAATACTGCACTTTGTCGGGCTAAGCTTTAACGGCTTAACCGGTAAGAGCCCGCTTTCAATGGCACGCGAAGCCGTAGCTATTGGGCTAGCGGCCCAAGAGTACGGCGCGCGCTTCTATTCTAACGGTGCGAACGCTGGCGGAGTTATTACCGCTCCTGGCCGATTAAATACCGAAGTAGTAAAGAGATTACGCGAAAGCTGGAACCGTGCCCAATCGGGCCTAGGCGCTAGCCATTCTACGGCTATACTTGAGGAGGGTATGAAGTACGAGAAAATAGGACTAGATCCGGAGGCGGCCCAGTTCTTACAGTCGCGTAAATTCCAAGTAAATGAAATAGCTAGAATTTTTAGAATACCGCCGAGCTACTTAGCAGACCTAGAGAACAGCTCTACGCGTGCTAATACTGAGCAGCAGGCTATACAGTTCGTTAGGGACTGTATAACGCCTTACGTTCGCCGTATGGAGGTAGAGCTAAACCGTAAGCTATTTAGAGAAGACGAGCCTAACCTTTACGCTTACTTCACTATGGAGGGGCTAATGAGAGGAGACCAAAAGGCTAGGTATGAAGCTTACGCCGTGGCGCGTAACTGGGGCTGGCTGTCGGTTAATGATATTAGAGACCTAGAGAACCTTAACCCGGTAGAAGGTGGGGACATTTACCTACAGCCTCTTAATATGCAGAGAGCAGGCGAAGACGACACTAACGTAGATGCGGACTAATGCCCTGGACTGACTACCCACAAGCTGCAACCGATAACGCTAAGAGAGCGCTAAAGATCCGCGAGGAAGAAGGCACCGACTGCGGTACTCCGGTAGGCTGGGAGTCAGCCCGTATTATAGCCAATAAAGAAGCTATAACCGAGCAGCGCTTACCGCGTGTTTACAGCTTCCTAAGTAGAGCTAAGACCTACGACCAAGGCAGCTTTAAAGATGAGGACGGTAAGCAGATCTGCGGAAGTATAATGTACGCAGCTTGGGGCGGTGATGAAATGCTTACCTGGGCTAAAAAGACCTACGAAGAAATGGAAGAGAAAGAGCTAAAGAGACA